GGACTCCATGAAATCGCATCGCATAGCAGCCTGTTGGAGGCTGCTATACGCTGCTACTTCTCTAAACCGCGGTTGAAGCGGCTCTGATACCAATACACGCAAGCCATTGTTGTATTGCAGCTTTTGTGCTTTTTGTGCACTGATTTGAGTATTGCTTCATTGCTCATTTCAGCGCGGATGCCTTCTCTAATAGTGTCAGCGATGCTCTTGCTTTTCTTCGCTTTCTTGCTTGCGCTCTTCTTAGGCTGCGCTGTGACTGCGCTGCTGACTTCTACAGCGCTCATAGCAGGCGAGCAAATCATTGAAGAAAATTCATTGCTGTCAATGTTAAGCATTTGATATCTCCTTGATTGTGCAGCGCATTATTGCGCTGCATGCTGCGCACGCTATGCGCATATGCAGCATGCAGCGCGCTAGCAATTGCTAGCGCAATGCATTCAAGGTAGATTCCATATTGTGAAAGAGCGTTTGCTGCGCGCTATATGTGCTCAGCGCGTCTTACGCAGCATGCGCTAAGCGCGCATGCTTGCAAGCTGCGAAAAAATTGCGCTTGCAGAACATTAGACAGCGCGCAGTTGCAAAAGTTCAAATTATTTTTTTCTAATTTGAAAACAAGCGCTTAGCGCGCATTTCAAGTTAGTGCTGTATAAATTTACAGCATTCGCGCGCGCGTACGCGCACGCGGATGCGCGCACGCGCTACGCGCACGCACCCGCGCGCGCCTGGCCGCGCGCCCGCGCGCCCGCGCGCGTATGCCATGGCATTGGCCTACAGTTAAAGTATATATTTATGTAGTCTTAGTAGTCTATTGATTTGATTATATTCTTAGACTACTAAGACTATAGACATAGCTATACGGTTCGCGTGCGAACTTCAGGTGTACATTCGTACAGTACTATAAATTAGAATAAAAATCATCAAGTTAGATGCGGGATACTGTGCGTGGCGCGCGTGCGGAGTGACTGGACGCGCGCGGAGTGACTCGCACCCACGCGCGGGCGCGCTCCTTCCGCGTCCAGGCGCGCGAGGGGGTAGGTGGGGGCGCGCAAGGGCGCACCGCCCCTTTTACCGGGTTTATGCTACTTCCCGACAGGAAACAGGTAACTCTCCAGTACCTGGGAAGTAACAGGTAACTCTCCAGTACCTGGGAAGTAACAGGTAACTCTCCAGTACCTGGGAAGTAACCCGGCACTTATGTGACCCGCGCGCGCGCGCGTGGCGGGGATTTGCGTAAAAGAGCGGCGGCGTGCTATAAGCTGGCGCATGAGGCAGAAGACATTGAGGAAGAAGCGCTACGACGTCCCGCAGCGCTACCAGGTATACGACCCGGACACGGGCATACTGAAGCTGGGCCCGCTGCCGGCAGGCCCGGCCAGGAGTATACTCGACATCATGGACGAGGCCAGCAAGCGCACGGGCAACGGCCAGGGCATGGTGGAATACCTGGCGCATCACCCGGGCGAGTTCCTGCAGGCGCAACTGCGGACGCTGCCGGTAAAGCTGGCGGGCGGCGACGGCGGCCCCTTGCAGATCGAGCTGATCGACCCGACGAAGGGCATAACGGTTGAAGGAGAAGTCATTGGCAAGGATACAGCTGCCCGCGAACTGGATCGCAAGGCCTTACCAGGTGCCGTTCTGGCGCGCCATGATGAACAAGGTCAACCCGCTGAGAAGGGCCGCGGTCGTGTGGCCGAGAAGAGCCGGCAAGGACAGGACGGCGCTGGCGGTGACGAGCGTGAAGATGGCCGAAAAGCCCGCGGCGTACTGGCACATGCTGCCGACCAACGTGCAGGCGCGGAAGGTGATATGGGACGCCGTCGACCGGCAGACCGGGCTGCCGCTCGTGGACAGGGTGTTCCCAAAGGAGCTCGTCAAGGCCAAGAACGAGGCCGAGATGGGAATAGAGTTGAAGAACGGCAGCAAGTGGTACGCCGTGGGAAGCGACAACTACAACCGGCTGGTGGGAAGCGACCCGTTCGGGGTCGTGTTCAGCGAGTATAGCCTGGCCGACCCGGGCGCGTGGAATTATATACGCCCGATCCTGGCGGAGAACGGCGGCTGGGCCATGTTCCTGTATACCCCGCGCGGCAGGAACCACGGGTATACCATGTACAACATGGCGTGCAGCAACCCCGACTGGTTTTGCGAGCTGCTCAGCACCGAGCAGACCCGGCACATCAGCCTGGAGGACATCGAGGTCGAGCGCAGGGCGGGCATGAGCGAGGAGCTGATACAGCAGGAGTTCTATTGCAGCTTCACGGCAGGCGCGGCGGGCAGCTACTACGGCAAAGAAATGGAGGAGATGAGGAAAGAGAAGCGGATCTGCGAGGTGCCTTACGACCCGAACTACGCGGTGGAGCTGTGGTTCGACCTGGGGTATAACGACGCGACCGCGGTGTGGGTGATGCAGCCCAAGGGCATGCAGCTGTGCGCCGTGAGGTACGCGGAGTTCCAGGGCATGGGCATACCGCGCATAGCCAGGGAAGTACGCCAGTGGGGCTACAGGCTGGACCTGCTGAGATTGCCGCACGACGGCGACGTGCACGACCAGACGAGCGGGCGCACGCGCACGGAGACCTGGGAGGACGAGTTCAAAGCGCCGAGCGAGGTTTCGCCGAGGCCGAGGAACAAAGACCAGCTCGCGGAGCAGATCAACGCCGTGAGAAGGCTGCTGCCGAGCGTGTGGATGGACAGCAAGCTGTGCGAGCAAGGCGCGTACGCACTGGAAAGCTACCACAGGGTCTACGACGAGAAATTGATGAGGACGCGCGACGAGCCCAGGCATGACTGGGCGAGCCACGGCGCGGACGCCGTGCGGACGGGCGCGGTGCGCCATGTGCCGGGGCTGTTCGGCGGCGGCGCGGAAGACAGTCGTGCTATGCTGCGCCACAAGCCGCGGGTAATACGCGCGAGGGGCGGCAGGCGCGCGCCGCAGCCGGTGGACTGGCGCAATATCTAGGAGACGGCAATGGACAACGACCTGATACGGCAGCGCTTCGGCTTCCTGAAGGGCGAGCGCACTACGCCCGAGGAAAGATGGGACGCAATAGAGCAGTATATCGCGCCTTACCGCGGCGAGTTTTTCAGGACGGCGAGCGGCGAGCAGGGCGTCGAGCTGGACAAGAGCCAGGTCGTCGACGGCACGGCGCTGCAGGCGAGCCAGAACCTCGCCGCGAACCTGCACGGCAACCTGACGAGCCCCTACGTGCAGTGGTTCGGCCTGAGCTTCCGGTCCGAGGCGCTGCGCGACGACCCGGACAGCCGCGAGTGGCTCGAGGAGTGCGGCGTGCAGGTGTGGCAGACGCTCAACGAGAGCAATTTCAGCCACGAGATTGCCGAGAACTACCTCGACCTGGTGACGTTCGCGACCACGTTCATGTTCGAGGAGGCGCTGGGCGGCGGCGAGGAGTGGCAAGGCGCGGTGTTCTCGGCGCTGCCGCTCAAGGAGTGCTTCTTCGAGGAGGACGCGAGCGGGCGCATCAGCCACTTCTACCGGCTGCTGAGCTGGACGCCGCTGCAACTGCTGGACAAGTTCGGCGACGCGCTGCCCGACGACCTCAAGGAGCTGGCCAGAGGGCCGGCCGCGGTGCAGACGCGCCACGAGGTGATATTCTGCGTGTTCCCTAGGCACCGGAAGCCGGTGACGGGCGTGCTGCCGCCCAGGAGAAGGCCGTTCGGCTACAAGTACGTCCTGCGCAGGGACGGCGCGCTGCTCGGCAAGGAGGGCGGCTACTACGAGATGCCCGTGTTCGTGGCCAGGTGGGCCAAGGTCAGCGACAGCAAGTGGGGGCACGGGCCGAGCCACGTCGCTATATACGACGTGCAAGCGCTCAATCGCCAGGAGGCGCTGACGCTCGACGCGCTGGAGAAGGTCATCGACCCGCCGCAGAAGGCGACGGAGCGCGGCGTCATCGGCGACGTCGACCTGCAGCCCGGCGGGCTGACCATCGTGCGCAGCCTGGACAGCATCGCGCCGATGACGTTCGGATCCGAGTGGAACGTCGTCAACATGGAGCGCAACAACCGGCGCGACATGATCCGCGAGTATTACATGGTCAGCAAGCTGGACATGAAGGACTCGCCGGCGATGACCGCGACGGAAGTGGAAAGGCGCTGGCAGCAGATGCAGAAGGTGCTGGGCCCGACGCTCGGCCGCCTGCAGATGGACTTGCTGGAGCCGGCGATCCAGACGACGTTCAACTTGCTGCGGCGCGCCAACCGGCTGCCGCCGCCGCCCGCGGCGATAATGGAGGCGGGCGCCGAGAACCTTGACATCGAGTATACGGGGCCGCTGCCGGTGGCGCAGAAGGCGGACATCGCCGCGGCGATCGAGCGCGAGCTCGGGCTGGCGTCGAACCTGGCGCAGACTTACGGGCCCGCCGTGCTGGACGCAATAGACGCCACGAAGGCGCTGCAGGAGCACGCCAAGCTGACCGCGGTGCCGGCGAAGCTGCTCAGGACCAAGCGCGAAATCGAGAAACTGGTGCAGCAGCGCGAGCAGCAGCAGGCGGAGCAGGCGAAGCTGGCGCAGGCGGAGCAGGCCGCCAGGGCGGTCAAGGACGCCGGCGCGGGCGCGGCGAGCATGGCGCAGGCCGGCCAGATGCAGGGCGAGTTGCCGCCCACCGAGGACATCGATCCGCCGCAGGGCGGCCAGGTAGGATTACTTCAATAGGAGAAGAGCATGGAGAATCAGCACCATGAAATCAAGGGCTATCGCGAGCTCAATCCGAACGAAATCGCGATGATGAACGAGGTCAAGGAAATGGGCGCCAGGCTGGGCATGCTGGTCGAAAGCCTGCGCAACGACTCGGCGCTCGACCAGCGCTGGGTGGCGATCGGCGCGACGACGCTCCAGCAGGGGCTGATGGCGCTGACGCGCAGCATCGCGCGGCCGACGTTTTTCTGATGAAGCGCTCGGACGCCCAGCTAGAGGCGCGGCGCAAGGCGCTGGTCGTGGCGCGCGTGTTCGGCACGCCCGACGGCGAGGAAGCGCTGAAGATCCTGATAAAGCAGTTCGGCGGGTCGTGCTACCAGAAAGGCGACCCGCACCACACGGCGTATCTCGAGGGCGGGCGCGACGTGCTGATCTATATCAAGGAGATGATGGACATGCTAAAGGAGAAAGACGATGGCTGAAGCCCAAGCTGCTGCTGCCGCCGCGCCCGACTGGCGCGCGGGATTGCCCGATGACGTCAAGGCCGCGCCGGCGCTGAAGGACATTGCCGACGTCGGGACGCTGGCCAAGAACTACCTCGAGGCGCAAGGCGCGCTCGGCCGCAGCTTGCGCCTGCCGTCGAAGGAAGCGGGCGATGCGGATCGCAAGGCGTTCCGCGCCAAGGTCCTGGAGCTGGGCAAGGACTATGGCGTCGCGGCGCTGCCCGCCGAGGGCGAGGACCCGAGTGCGTTCTACGCGCTGCTCGGCCGCCCGGGCAAGCCCGAGGAGTACGAGGTGCCGGATGGCAAGGCCGCCGGCGTCGAGTTCGACCCGGGCGAGGCGCAGCAGTTCAAGGCGATCGCGCATGCGGCAGGCCTGACCAAGCGCCAGTTCAACAAGATCATCGGCGACATGTCCAAGTCGCGCGTCGACGCCGCGGTGGCGCAGCGCGCGGCCGCGGACGCGGCGGCCGCGGAGCTCAAAGCGGAATGGGGCGAGGCGTACGAGCCGCGCCTGGCGGACACGGCGCGCCGCCTCGAGATGCATGGCGCGCCGCCCGCGCTGGTCTCGGCGTGGAAGGGCGGCAAGATCGACGCCGGGTCGGCGCGCTGGCTGCACGCGATGATGAGCGCGCTGGGCGACGAGCCCGCGGAATTGCAGAACCAGGGCAAGCGCCCCAATGGCAATGCGCTCGCGCCCGAGGAGGCCATGGCGCGCGTCGAGGAAATCGAGAAGCGCCTGCAGGCGATGAGCCCGAGCGACCCGGACTACCAGGGCTTGGTGCAGCGGCGCGTGCAGCTGATCGAGCGCGCCGCGGCCGGCCGCTCCTAGGCCGTTTGCGCCGCCGAAAAAACGGGCGCATAATGCGCCCGTTTCGCTTTCGAAGATCGCCGGGCAACCCAATGGGTCCGGCTGACGAAGGCCCGAGCCGGGGATAAGGCCAGGGGATCGGTCCTGCTGAAAAATCGCAGGGCAACCTAACCCGAGAGTCGATTCAATTCCACTTTCGAGGAAAGGTGATTTATGGCCATTACCATTTCTGCCGCCTACGTACAGACGTACGAGCGGACCGTGCGCCAGCTGGCGCAGCAATCCGAAACGCGCCTGCGCCAGTTCGTCATGGAGAAGGGCGTTACATCCGAGAAGCACAATTGGGACCGCCTAGGCAAGGGCGACTTCACCGCGAAGGCCGCGGCAAGAACCCCGACACCGGCAACGGACTCGCCGTGGAGCAGGCGCGTCTCGATCGTATCGACGAAGCACGACGGCGATACGGTGGAACCCGAGGATATCGTGCAGATGCTGATAGACCCCAAGAGCTCGGTGGCCGAGAAGCAGGGCATGGGCGCCAAGCGCGCGGTGGACGATTACATCATCGCCGCAGCCACTGGCAACGCGCTCGACGGCACGGGCGCGCCGGTGGCGTTCCCCGCCGGCCAGAAAGTCGGCACGGGCGCTGAGGTCATCAGCTTCGACATGGTGACGGCGGTGCAGGAAAAGTTCATGGCCAACGACATCGACCCCTCCATATCGAAGGTATTCGTGGTCGGGCCGACGCAGGTGCGCAAGCTGATGCAGCTGACCGAGCAGACCTCGGCCGACTACGTGCAGCGCGAGGCCCTGCAGCGGCTCAACGCGACGGGCATCGTGCCGAATTGGATGGGGTTCACCTGGGTCGTGTCGACCAGGCTGCTGATCCCGTCGGCGGGCCAGCTGTCGTGCCTGGCGTTCACCAAGCGGGCGCTCGGCCTGCAGGTGGCCAAGGATATCTGGACGCGGGTGGCCGAGGATCCGTCGATCAGCTTCGCGTGGCGCATCTACTGCGCGCTGACGATGGGCGCGGTGCGCGTCGAGGACGAGCAGATCGTCCACGTGCACGTCAAGAACTCGCTGGTCTAACCTTCACCCCGGACCCGGGCGGCCCGCTTTCTCCCGGCAACCGCCCGGGGTTTTTTGGAGAAAAGATATGAGTATAGAAGACAACATGAAGATCGCATCGGGGCTGCGCCGCATGGGCATCATGAGCCACGAGGTGCCGCAGGTCGAGGCGATGCTGGCCGAAGGCAAGAGCGTCAAGGAAATCGCCGACGCGCTGGCCTGCGACGAGTCCGTGATTGAGGGCTTCCGCCCGGCGGCTTACGACACGCCGGCGGAAGAGGAAGAGGAGAAGCCGCGTGCTCGGCGTAAGTGACGTCGCCATCTGTAACCAGGCAATAGGCTGGGTCGGCGGCAACCTTATCATTTCGCTGGACCAGGAGCAGACCGAGGCGCAGCTGGCCAAGGCCAACTACGCCTTGTTGCGCAACGCGCTGCTCGAGGCTGCAGACTGGACGTTTGCCATGCGGCGCTTCGTGCCGCCGCAGCTGGCCATAGGCCCTGCCTGGGGCTATCCGTATAATTTCCAGTTGCCATCGGACGTGCTGCGCGTGTGCTACGTCGGGCAGAGCGCGCGCCCGGAGGAAGGCGATCCGGTCGCCAGCTGGGTCCGCGAGGGCCATACGATCCTGGCCGAGCAGTCTCAGATTTTCGTGCGCGCCGTCGTGGAGATAGCGGACCCGAACCTGTTCAGCCCGCTGTTTACGCAGGCGCTGGCTGCGCGGCTGGCCATGGACTTGGCGATACCGATCGCCAATTCCAGATCCTTGCAATCCGACATGGCTAACCTGTTCGCGAGCAAAATGGCCGAGGCCGTGGCGCAGGACGCCAAACAGGGGCGGGCGCGCCTGATCCGCGCGCCGGGCATGAAGCTGGCGCGCCGCGCCGGCGCAACGGGTTTCGTCGGACCTACCGTCTAGGAGGGCAGCATGTATCAAGTCTCTATCGCATTGGGAAAGAGCGCAGGCTTCGACGTCTCGCTGCTGCAGGTGCCGGCTGCCACGGCAACGCCCGCAGCGAGCGTGGCATTGCTGATCGGCGAGGCCACGACGCTGACCATAGGCCAGATCATGGAGCGGTGCAAGGACTGCATCGATGCGCTGATATCGGACTCGCGCATGGGCGGCGGCCTGCAGAAGGCCGACATGATCGACGCGCGGTTCGGCCGGCCGGCGATCGTGATGAGCGCCAACGGCGCGCTGTCCGCCGAGACGGGCATCGCCGCCGTGCGCAACAATGTCGGCAACTTGGACGGGCAGACGACGCTGATTCTGTCGGGGCTGACCCAGTGCCTCGAGGTATTCCGCGAGACCGCGCTGACGAGCGGCCTGACAATTAAGCCGTAGGCGGCGCCATGGCCCATATCAACGACGCGATTAATGCCGCGATACCCGATGCGGCCGGCGGCAACGCGCTCAACGACAAGCTGCTGCGCTACTACCTGGCCAATGGCGCGGTGACGCCGGTGCTGGACCAGGCAGAGCTGGAGTTTCTGGTTGCGCAGGGCGAGACGCCCGGCCACGTGAACGACATGTGGGCGCATTACCTCGGCACAGTCAAGGGGTTTGCGGGCGCGCTCGACGACATGCTCTACCTTTATTGGACTGCAGGCCCGAGGCCGTAGTGCCCAAGCTGACGCCTATCCAGGAGAGCTTCTCCGCCGGCGAGCTCAGCCCGCGCATGATATCGCGTATCTCCGCCAAGGGATACCGCGAGGGCGCGCAGCGCATGGAGAACATGATCAGCCTGGCGCAGGGGCCGGCCAAGCGCCGCCCCGGCCTGCGCTTCGGGTTCGAGACGCCGGTGACGGCGCAGCAGGCGCGCGTTATTCCGTTCCCGGTTTCTGCCATCAAGTTCTTTTCGCTGCTGTTCATCGAGGGCGCGTTGTATCTGCTGAACGAGATAGGCGAGCCGATCGCGCCCGAGCGCGTGCTGAACGGGGATTTCAGGTTCGGCGCGCAGGACTGGACTACAAATCCAGGCATGGGCGCGACGATCACGTTCGGCGCGCTGCTCTGCACGCTGTCGTCCTCAGTCGTCCGCACGGCGATGCTGATCCAGAACGTGACGGGCTTGCTCGTCGGCCAGCAATACAGCTTCACGGTCCTGCAGGCTGCGCCGCTGGACCTGGTAAGGCTGGGCGTCGGCACGACGTCGGGCGGGTTGCAGGTCGCGCAGACGCAGGGAACGCTGAACATACTGACCTTGACGTTCACGGCCACGGCGACGTCTCACTGGATATCCGTGTCCAGCATGACGCCCAACGTACCGTGCGTCATTGCGCGCGTCAGCATCCAGGATATCGTGCCGGCGCTGGCCGCGGCGCGCGCGCTGACGACGCCGTTCACGGCGGACCTGCTGCCTGTCCTGCAGTACGAGATAGACCCGACGGGCATGACGATGTTCATTACGTCGGGCGGGCAGCCGGTGCAGAAGGTGGAATATACCGGCACCAGTTTCACCATATCCGCCGCGGCGTTCGTCGCGCAGCCGCCGGAATGGACGACGAACAACTACCCGCGCACGCTGACCTTTTTCCAGGGGCGGCTCTGGTTCGGCGGCACGGCGTTGCAGCCCTCGAAGTTCTGGGGCAGCAAGTCCGGCGATTACCTGAACTTCACGCTGGGCACGCTGGCCGACGATGCGCTGGCCTATACGATCGCCAAGCGCGGCGCAATACGCTGGATGAGCGGCGCGAAGAACCTGCTGATCGGTACGGAGAATACGGAGTTCGTGCTGAGCGCAGCGGGCGGCGCGCAGGAAGTCATCACGCCGACCAGTATCCTGATCGAGCCGCAGAGCGCCTACGGCTCGGCCTACGCGCAGCCCATGCTGCTTGGCAACGTCGTGCTTTATTTCAACGGCGACGGGCGCAAGCTGTACGTGATGGGCTACCGCTTCGAGGAAAGCGGCTGGGTTTCCACGGACCTGACGCTGGCCTCCGAGCACATCACGTTGGGGCGCGTGGCGGCGACGGCGTATACGCAGCGCCCCGAGAGCATTGTATGGGCGGTGCTGACGAGCGGCGAGCTGGTCGCGTCGAGCTACGAGCGCGGCAACAACATCGTGGGCTGGCATCGCCATCCTACCAAGCTGCTGCTGGTCTCGATCGCTGCCGTCTCGTTCTTTGGAACCGACGTGCTGCTGGCGGCGTGGCGCGTCACGCGCGCGGGCCAGACGTTCATACAGTACGGGATTTTGAACAACATCGCGGTGGCGCAGCAGTTCGCGGATTCCTGGAAAGTTGTCATCATCAACGCGCTGGGTCTGACATTTCCGGGCTTTCAGCACCTGGCGCTTCAGGAAGTAGACGTGGTGGCAGATGGCGCTGTCCACCCGCCCGTGACCGTATCGGCTGCCGGCGACATCGTGCTGCAACGCCCTGCGCTCGAGGTTATTGCCGGGCTGCACGCGCCGGCGCGCCTGACCTCGATGCCGTTCGAGCCGGGGCAATCGCCGCAAGGAACCGGAACGGCGTTCAAGCGGTTCTCCAAGGCTTATGTCCAGGTCATATCCTCGGGCAAGCCTTTGATTAACGGGCAGCGCCCGCCCGACCGCACGCCGAGCACGCCCATGGATACGCGCGAGCCGTATACCACGGGGCGGTTCTTTACCGTCAAGCTGGGCTACGCGCTGCAGGAAGTAATCGATATACAGGAGCCGCTGCCGATCGACCTGCAGGTGGCCGCGCTGTTCGGCGAGCTCGATGTGGAGGCGCTCTAATGGCCGAAGAATATAACAGCGGCGAGGAATATAATCCTGTTTTGCAGGCGCGGGCCGCCAAGACTCGCGCCGCGCGCGACGCCGAGGCGCAAGCCGACGAGCGCCTGAGCAAGCTGCTGGCCAAAGCGCCAGCGGGCTACGCTCCGGTGCATGGATTCGGCGCAGGCTTCGACGAGTCTAATCGCTACGGCGCATTTGCCGGTAATCCTAACTACCAGGCTATCGTCGACCAGTTCGGCATGGACGTCGAAGGCGACGCTTACATCCCGCAATACTGGATGCAGCAGGTCGTCAATGCCGAGAACCAGAAAAGCGGCAGCATCTGGACCAATGGCCCTTTGCAGCTGTTCAGCGCTCTGCTGGGCGGTATGCTGGCGCCGGTTTCGGGCGCGGGCATTACGAGCACGGCAGGCATCGAAGGTCTGGGCGAGTTCGTGCCGTCTTACCTGGCAGAGGGTGGGCTGGCCGCCGGTATTCCAGGCCTGTCCGAAGTAACGCCGACCCTGGCCGGCACCACCGGCACGGCAGGCGGCGCGATTGGCGCAGTCGGAGCCGAGCCGACGTGGTGGGAAATAGGCAAGCAAGCCCTTGAGACTTTTTCTAATGTGCCGCTGGGCGGCGAGTTGCCTGCGGCCGGTATCGCCGCAGGCGTTGCGGCTGGCACGGACTTTCTAGAACCGTCTGCGGAGCCGGTTGCGCCGGCGATCGAGGACGTGCCGTTGCCGGCTGCGCCCAAGCCTGGCGCGCCTGACTACAAGAGCCTGTGGCAGTCCTACTCTGGTTGGATTGATAATGTGAACCGCATCAACGAGGGCGCGTTCGCGGACGTGCGCGCGCGGCTGAGCGCCGCCGGCGCAGCGCCCGACTTGATCAAGATGCAGACCGAGCACCTCGAGTCGCAGCGCGTGTCGGCCGTCGAGGACCTGAACAAGTCGTCGACGTTTGGGTTGCTCCAGGAAGGTTATGATATTGCCGTCGGCGGCGCAGAGAACCGCTACGAGGGCGGGCTGAGCCGCTACGCCGGCGAAGGCAAGCCGGCCCTGATGGACTTCTATACCGAGCTCTATGGCCAGCCGACGCGCGCCGGCGTGCGCGGCAGCATCGGCACGGGCGGACTGGCCCCGTCGGCGAGCCAGGCCGGTATTCCTAATCCGTGGCTGGACGACGCCGGCCGCATGTCTTTGATAGGGTGATCTATGGGCGACTTGTTCGGAGCGCTGGGCGGACTCAAGGACCTGTTCAGCTGGATCAACCCGGTGCTCAACGCCGCGTCGGCGATCGGCACCGTAGCCGCAGGCCTGCAGGCCAAGAAAATATCCAAAGCCGCGGCTGCGCAGCAGGAGGCGGGTGCGCGCCAGCAGGACGCTGCTTCCCTCGAGCAGCAGCGCGCGGCCGACTACCAGGCGCGTGCTGCGGAGATACAGCAGCAGGGCGCGGAGTTGCAGCGCCAGGCCGCGGCGCAGCAGCAGGTTGCCGCGCAAGAGAAATTCCAGATCGACCAGGCCAACGTCCAGCGCGAGCAGGCCGAGACGGCCGAGAAGATCAGGCGCGAGCAGCTTCAGTTCCAGGAAGAAGAGGCCATGGGACGCGCGCAGGCCGCGGCGAGCGGTTTCGTGTATAATGACGACGAAGCCGGCTCGACGATTGCCAAGGCGCTGGCAACGCAGCGCAAGGAAAACGAGCGGCAACTGGCCTATGAGAAAATGGCGGGCATATCGCGTGCCGACATACTGCGCAGAGGGGGCGACGTGACGCTGGCGACCAACCTGGCGCAGGCGCAGCAGATGGAGGCGGGTGCGCGCGCCACTGCCGCAGGCGCGGAAGGGACCCGCGCGCAGGCTGCCGGCACGCGCGCGGCGGCGCTGGGCACCGCGGCGAGTGCAGCAGGCTCGCGTGCGCAGGCCAGCATTACTCGCGGTCAGGGCACCGTTGCCCTGATGCAGGCGATACCGTCGGCGCTGACGAGCGCCGGCAAGGTCTACGACTGGTGGCGCGATCCTACCCGTATCAAGACGCCGGCGAAGCCGGCGACGAGCAGTAACTGGTATGACATGAGCGGCAGTTTTCCTAGCGGACCGACAAGGGCATGAAGTTGTTTGGACCAAATTACGGCCGGGGCCAGGCGTCGCTGGGACGCGATCCTACTGACCCGACCGCCGTGAGCCGCGCGCAATTCGCCGTAGCCTCGGCCGAGACGGGCGTGGGCACGGCGACGGCCAATGCCGGCGAAGCGATTGCGCGCGCCGGCTCGATCCAGGCCAATACCGGCGAGACCATGGTTCGCACCGGCAGCATCATGGCGCAGGAAATCACGGTCAAGGGCCAGATCGGCAAGGCGCTGCACCAGACTGCCGAGGTCTTCGACGCCTGGGACAAAGCCAGCGATCAGGTGCGCGCGAATACGGCGCTCGCGGGCTACGTGCGCGGCACGACCGAGCTAATGGACAAACTCAAGACGCAGCCTTTCGTCAAGGCCGCGGACCTGCCTGACGGTTTTCTCAAGCCCAACGACACGCGCGAGCAGATTCCTACTTGGGAAGTTTCGCCCAGGCTCTACGACCAGGCCGAGCGCGAGCTTTACAAGGAGGCGATGTCCGGCGTGACGCGCGTCGAGCACCGCCAGGAGCTCGCAGTCCAGTTCGCGACCAAGCAGGCGAGCAACGCCAGCGCGATCCGCAACCACTACATATCCGAGAACCTCAAGGATATGAAGGGCAAGGATGAGGAATCGATCCGCCAGCTGGTGCAGAGCGGCAAGCCGCAGGATGCCGTGTCCGTTATCGAGAACGGTTTCAAGGCCGGCACGTGGAATGCCGTCGAGCGCATCCAGAAGATCGAGAAAGTCTGGCACGACGATGAGGACCTGCGCACGGCGAAGCGCATCGGCGCTACCAATAACCCGACGCGCCTGGAGGACTTTGCCAGCGAAATCCTGTTTATGGATAAGTCGCGGCTGACGCCCGACGAGCGCCGCGCCTACTCTAACCAGGCGCTGAGCAAGGCCGACTCCATCCGCAAGGCCGATGAGACCCAGCGCCAGCGCAAGGAGCGCGACGAGAGCAAGCGCGTGCTGGGCGACCTGGCGACGCGCATCCGGCTGGACGGCTACATTCCGACGCGCAAGGAGCTGGACGACGCCAAGGCGGCGATGATTCCGGCCGATTACCTGGCGCTGGTAGCGCTGGTCGACCGCAAGGACGGCAACGGCCAGCTCAAGCCTGACCAGACTACGGTGCGCGAGCTCAGCCTGCAGATCATGGGGTTGGGCAAGGCCGACGCCAGCGGCCTGTCTTCGACGGCGCGCGCGGATATGTTAATGGACCGGCTGATGCTGGCTTTCGCTGACCGCAAGCTGGACCAGCCGACGCACGAGAAGCTGGTGGCGATGCTGGAGCGTTACCGCGACCGCCCGCTCAAGCGCAGCCCCGAGCATGCAATGGCCGAGGAGTTTATCGAAGGCAACCTGCTGCCGCCTAAGGGTTGGATGCAAGGATTTACCGCCGGCGAGCTGACGCGGTTCGGGGCGCTGTCGATAGAGATGAAGCTGGAGCTCAACGAAGCGACGCGCAAGGACCCGAAGCTGGACCCTATGCAGTGGGCGCGGCGCAACATGCCGCGTTACAAGGACCTGGCTGAGTCGCAGATTTACAAGAGTCTCTACGACCTGGGCCTGGGCTCATATGCCAAGACAACGGGCGACAAGTTCGATACCACGGCCACGCGCGCGGCGCTGGGCGCAGCATATCGCGAGCATATGATTTCCGAGACCAAGTTCAAGCAGGCTGTTGATGCGCTGAGCCTGGTTCCGCCGTCTGCGCCGGCTGCCAACAAAGCCAAGCCGGGGCAGAAAGACAGCAGGGAACAGCGATGAATACTGAGGAGCGGTTTACCCATGCGCGCCATCAGCTTCTGGAGGAGTCGACGCCGGGTAGTCAGGCGCTGGCCGAAGAGCGCGCCTCACTGGAGGCGGTGAAGACCGAGGCGCAAACGGCCGAGGCGCAGAAGTCCTGGCAAAAAGTAAGCGATCCGGCCAAGGTTAATTGGGGCAAGCAGGACTACAACTACGTTGGGGCATATTGCGCCGGCACTAACCTTGATACCGGCGAGCTTCCTAATCGTTACTTTACGCCAAACTCGCAGAATGTAGCGGGCCACGACCTGGCGACAGGCGCCCCGGTCAAGAGCGTCGTGCTCAAGGACTACGCGGGCAATGCGGCTTATGGCGTTGGCCAGCTTACGGGCTCGTATACCCGTATGGGCGGCGAGCGCCCTGACCAGGATGTCGTCGGGCTATCTGCGGTGGCCGGCGCTTTCCAGAACAGCCATAAGACTTATACCGACTTTTCTGCCGCGCATCCGCACTGGCGCGAAAGCCAGAAGCGCGCAGCCTGGCGCGCAGGCACGGATTCTGCGCGCCAATACAGTATCGTGGACCAGTTCAACCAGAGCATGCAGAAGTGGGGGGCGCTGGGCGCCACGGACCGCGCCGGCGCAGGCCTAGTCGGCCTATACCCGCCCTCGCCGCAAAGCATGGATTTTACGGTGCGCATGGCCGATCCGCAGTTTCAAAAACTAGGCAAGACGCTGCACAAGCATTATACTGGCATGGAGTTTAATGACACTGACGCCGCCGCGGCGCGCTGGCTGGCCGAGCATATGCGCGACCTCGACCTCAATATCTGGACATGGCCTATGATTATGCTAAAGGCCAAGAATGCGCCGACCGAGATACATCAGGCGTATGCCCAGGCGCTCGAGTCCTGGAGCCAGACCAATATAGAGCGGTCGTTCCTTGGCCAGCTGTCTAATGCCAGGCGCGTGATCCTTGATCCCACGAACTACGTCGGCATGGGCGTCGGCAAGCTAACCATGGTGTCGGCAGGGCGCGCGGCTGCGATGGACTTCTTCAAGCGCATGGCGCTGGGCGCGGCGGTCGGCGCGCCGGTCGGCGCGGCGGGCGCAACGGCCAAGGCATCGGTGAGCGGACGCGATCCAACGGGCGCCGAGCTGGCCGCAAGCGCGGTCGAGGGCGGGGCGGGATACGCGGTCGGCAGTGCGGCCGCGCCTGAAGTCATGGCTGCGCTGCTCAAAGGCGGCCAAGCCATTGCGCGCGGCATCAAGGGGTTCAGGCGGAATGACTTGCCAAACCTGCCTTCGGTCAACGTCAATCCGCGTCCTATAGAGGGCGAGTATATTCCAGCCGGTGAAGGCGCCGTGCAGACTGTCGAGCGCATGCCGACGCCAGCCGAGCGCGCTGTCCAGCAAGATATAGAAGCGAGGCAGCTTACGCCGGAATCAGAGGAATTTTTACGACAGCGGCCATTCGAGGAAGGCGATCCGGTCTTGGCGCAGGATCGCGCGCTTGTGCAGCAAGGGCAAGACCGCGCCGACCTCGAGACGCGGGCGCGGTTCCATGAAGCCGAGGTTCAGGCTACTATGGATATGCATGGTATTACGCGCGAACAGGCCGCAGACCTGATCCGGCGCGACCGCGCGGCTACTGGTAACCAGCTAGGCGAGCCGCTGCAGGACGGCCCAACGCTTAGCAGCTTGATCGATACATGGATTTACGAAAATCCTTATTACGGCGAAACCTTGGAAAGCCGAGTCCGCACCGAGATGGGCGACGGCGCGCTGTCGCCGGAGACGCGCGCATACTTGCAAGAGACAGATAGCGGTTTAGCCGTGCTGGACGCATTTGATATGTTGCCAGGGCAAATTGCCGGTCCGCATGGCCAGGCCTGGGGCGGCATACCTGACTTCGACCCCCAAGTTCAGTCCGCCCGGCCGGCGCAGCCTGCCGAGCCGCCGTTGCCGCCGATCGTTAACCCGCCGCCGCTGCCTCGTGATCCTAATAGCCGCGTGTTCATTGATCCGTCTACGGGTTATTACTCTCCCGTGCAATACCATGTTGCCAATTCTCCGATGGGCGTCATGACCGGCACGGAATGGGCAAATGTTGTAATGGGCAAAGGCGACAAACCCGGCTTTCGCAAGGGCAAGCAGGACGTGCGCGAAGACGAGATAGCCGCGATGGGTCTAGAGGAATTTCTAAAGAGCCCGGAGAACGCCGCGCGCCGGATGAAGAAAGAAGAAGTGCTGGATTTCATAGACGACAACCTGGTCAAGATCCAGCGCTATCCGCTTATACCGCAGGTGCGCCAAACCGTGGCATGGCAGACGCACCTGCTTAACAGCAATCCCGAATACCAGCGCCTGCGCAGCGAGCTCAATTACCTTATCGAAACTGGGGGAGATATCGAGGGCGAGATAGCCGTTGGGCGTCACATGGAAAAAGTAGCGTATGAGGCAAGACGCGCGGCTATTTCCGACGGCCAGGTCCCGCCGGGTATTCATGGCATCGAGCATATGATTACCGGGGCAAGCGCATACGAGGCGAAGGGCATGCTGAGGGACCTCATGTCCTGGATGGAAGAAGAGATAAAGCATACGCGCATGCTGGAGCGCGCGCGCACTGATCAGGCGCGCGCCAAATGGCAGCAAGTTTTGACCGCAGATCGCGATATCATAATGAATATCTGGGAGGAGCTAGACAAAATGGCCATCAATATGGGCGCAGTGGTCACGCCTGAGGACCTTAATCGCGTATTGCCGCATTTCCAATTCGACTATCAAGATATACGTTACTCGACGCTGCTCGGCAATTTCGAACCCGGCGGGCAGGTCCGCAACGGCGTCGATCCGCTCGGCCATCAGGCGCACACGTATATTCACCCTGAAGGCTTGCAGATTGCCGGCCCTTCTATTCATCCCGGCGGCAAAGCCAAGGGCATCGTCGGTTTCGCCTACTCCAGCTTCCGCCGCTTGCTCAACGGCGAGACCATGCACTTCATCGATGAAGGGCAAAGCGATCTTGTCAAGGCGCGCTATGCTGCGGAGCAGCTTTTCCTGGAGCGCAAGAAGAAGCTGGCCGGCGCGGCTACGGCGTCCGCGGTCGATGAGCCGATACTGGGCGCAGCGACTTACGATGATTTTGTATGGACCACTTATCGCCAGGCCAAGGAAGCCGCGGCTAAAGACGCCTCGGCCGCCCGGCGCGTGCTGAAGCGTCTGCCGCAGAACTGGGAGGATACGACGCCGGGGCAGCGCGTAGCCATGCGCAAGGACCCTATCTGGAGCGAGGAGAAGATGCGCAAGCCCGTGCCCGGCATGCCTGCAAAATTCCAGGCGCTGCCCGAGCAGATCTTTGCGCATAGCGCACAAACCAATATCTTCAAGGCCGAGCTGTTCGACGCCGCGCGCTCGGGCAAAGACTGGTTTGGCTGGACGACGACCGAGGTGGCGCAGATGCGCTATCCTAGCGAAGGGCCCAAGTATCTTGAAGGCGATGTGCGGTTTACGCCTGATCAGCATGGCCGCGACGAGATACGCCTGGATACTTATGATAAATACGGGCGGCGCACAAACACCGGCGAAATCTTGACGATGGCCGAAGTCGAAGAGCTGGCCGACAAGCTGCCCGAGGCGCATGCCAAGGATTTGCGCAGTATGATAGAGCGGGCGCGCGCCTACGGCGAAACTATGAACGAGCTAATGCCCGCGCCGCAGCCGCACCAGGTGAGCATGGACCTTACTGAGAAAGTTACGTATGACCCGGGCTCGTTTCACGATTACAACAAGAAAGTCAAGAACGAGATGGAGAAATTCCTGAAGCGCTACGGCGCTAAGGTCGAGCTGGTCGAGATGCCGATCGCGCCAGGCAGTTCGCAGAAGGTCAAGGTTTGGGGCGTCAGGCTCAACGACGGGTTGGCCAAGAAGCTGCTCGAAGGCGATCCGGCAAAGAAGATTCCGGCCGGCGTTCCAATGGGCGCTGCCGCCGGGGCCGCCGTGATAGCCGGGCAGGAAGACAAGGAAATTCAATGAGGAACGAATCGCCCGATTTTTTCGGCGGCTCTGCGCTGCAAGCCGAGCTCGAGGGCTCGCAGCCGGCTATGGAGGATAGCCTGGCCTACGGGCACTTGCTGGACTCGCTGCCGCAGGACCAGGATGCCGTGCAGGTTGCCGGCATGGGCACCGCGCTGGGGCGCATCCTTGGCCGCTCTTCGCGCGGCGTTGCTGCGGCCGTCAAGGGCGCAGCGCCCGTGGGCTCCATCGGCGCAGGCCTGAGCGCAACCGAGCGCCAGCTGATGGACGAGGCGCTGCTGAGCATGCGCAAGGCGCGCCAGCAGGGCGCGCAGGCGCGCCGTACGGACCTGCAGGCGCAGGCGCAAGGCGGCGTGCCGCCCGTGCCGATTGCCGAGGGCGCGCCGAGCCCGCGCGCGGTGCACGGCACGAGCGGCGAAATCAACCTCGAGCGCCATCACCCGGGCGCGCCCGCGCAGGAGTATCCAGAGCTGGTCGACCTGGCGCAGAACGACCCAGGCAAGCTGCTGCACATGGTCCGCACGGCCGACGAGATGGGCGACATGCTCGACGTGATTGGCGAGCAGCTGCATCAGGCGCCGCGCACGCACGCCTCCATACGCGCCCAGGGCTTCGACTACGACGCCGTGGCCCAGGCGCTGACGCAGGAAGGCCTGGCTAACGACCGCCAGCTGTTCGCGCTGCGCACCGTGATCGCCACGCTGGGCGACAAGACCGCGCGGCTGGCCCGTGAGATATACCAGAACAGCAACGCCGGCGGCAAACCGCGCGCCGACATGCTGCTGGAGTATACTAAGACGGCCGAGCAGCTGGTCGCGTTCGTCAGCTTTACCAAGGGCCAGACGCGCGAGGTGGCGCGCGCGCTAAGCCAGCAGCAGATGGTGGCGGACGTGCTGCAAGGCGATGACCTGCGCGCCATCATGGCCGCGCTCAACGCCAGCACCGGCGGCGATCCCGAGGCGCTGGTCAATAGCGCCATCGCCTTGACCAAGCAGCTGGACATGGGCGTGGACCCGGCGATTGCGCTCAAGGGCGCGATGGAGCGGCATACCCCGCTCGAGGCCTGGATCGAGTTCTGGAAAGCCAACAACCTGTCAGGCTTCGCGACGCAAGGTTACAACATGCTCAGCGCGCCCGTCATGATGTTCTACGAAACGGCTGCGCGCACGGCCGCGGCGGGCATCGGCGAGGCGCGCCACGCGCTAGGCATCGGCAGCCGCGAGTATTACTCCGGCGGCGAGCTGACCGCCTCGATGGTAGCCGGCGTCAACGGCCTTTACCACGGGCTGAAGTTCTTCTGGCACACGCTGGCGACGGGCGAGACCCAGCTCGGCGCGTATGGCGGCAAAGAAATCGGCAGCAGCGCGATCTACGAGCAATTCTCTGCCCCCGGCGGTTTCCTGTCGCGCTTCGGCATGGGCATGTCGCCCAACGTCAGCGAGGCCGTGGCCACGCCGGCGTTCCGCGTCATGAAAGCCGTCGACGAGGCGATGATGGTGCCGGGTTTCATGGCCGAGCTGACCGGGCTGGCTTACCGCGACGGGCTGACCAAAGGCCTGAGCGGCGACGCGCTGTGGCGTCACGTCGAGAACCTCATGATGGACCCGCCTTACCACCTGCAGCAGGACGCGCTGGAGCAGGGCAAGAAGATCGTGATGCAGGCGAGCGCCGAGGATCCGCGCAATGCCGGGTTCTTCATCATAATGGGCGAGCACCTGCACCGGCTGGCCAAGGCGCAGCCTTACCTGCAGTTCATCGTGCCGTGGATCAAGACGCCGGCGCGCATCATGGACTCGCAGGTGGAAGCAAGCGTGCTGGCCGCGGCATCGCCGCGCCTGTGGCGGCAGGTCATGGCCGGCGGCGCGCAAGGCGACATCGCGCTCGGCAAGATCGTCCTAGGCGTCAGCGTCACGGCCGCGCTGTATCCGCTGTTCGCGTCCATGCAAATCACGGGCGGCGGCCCCGAAGACCCGGCGCAGCGCAAGGCGCTCGAGGACCTTGGCTGGCTGCCTTACTCCTTCAAAGTCGGCAACCACTACGTCAGCTACCGCAACTGGGCCGATCCAGTCATAGGGCTGGTTGCGGGCCTGGCAACGGCCGCGGAGCGCGCGCGCTTCGCGCGCCTCGAGACCGACATCGTGAAAGAAATCATGACGGGTGTGGGCGCTATCTCGGAATACATGCTGGAAGCGTCTTACATGGAGGGGTTCAAGCGCCTGTTCGACGCAACCAGTACCCAGGCCAGGCTTATCGCCTACCTCGGCGGCGTTGCCACGGGCTTCATGCCCTACGGCGGCGCGCAGGCATCGGTTGCGCGCATGCACGACCAGACCGAGCGCGCGCGTAGCCGCACCAAGAGCCCCGGCTTCGGCAGCACGGGCTTCGTCGACGACCTTTTCAACTCCGTGCGAGAGGACTTTGCCATCCGCTTCCCCGGCATCCGCGACACGCTGCGCCCGGCGCGCTATTGGGACGGCGCGGTCAAGGTGCCGGAAGGCCCGGATATCGTCAAGAGCCTGCTGCCTATGCCCATGCGCGAGTTGCGCGACGATCCTGCGTCGCGCGAGCTGGTCAAGCACGGCGTGCGGATATCCGAGGTGGCCAGCCGCTTCGACTTCGGCAGCAAGCTGATCCAGATCGAGCTCCTGGACCTCGACGGCGGCAAGGGCATGATCTACGACGAGCTGATCAAGCAGGTCGGGTTCGCGCGGCGCGAGGCCGTCAACATCATGATCAATCGGTTCGACTACAAGAACACGACGCCTGCTTTCCAAGGCCTGATGCTGGACCAGGCCATTGCCTTCGGCAGGCAGAAGGGCGAGGCCGTCTTCATGACCGAGACGCTGCTGCCGATGGTCGAGCGCGGCGAAGTCGGCGGCCTCGAGAAGTCGGCGCGCGAAGCCAACATGACCCTGCAGCAATTCGTTCAATTGCTGCTCGCTCGCGACCCGAGCGCCGGACGTGCTATAGTGCCGCAATCGCGCCGTGAAATCGAGCTACCGCCTGCACTGGAGTTCAAATGACCGTCGCAACGCTAGTCTCCACCGTCAGCTACGTCGGCAACGGCGCCAGCACCGTATTCACTTACCCGTTCTATATCATCACGGCCGAGCACCTGCAGGTCTGGGTCAACGGCGCGCTGCTGCCGGTCACGGGCTACACGGTTACGGGCGTAGGCAACCAGTTCGGCGGCGAGGTGACGCTGGCCGTCGCGCCGCTCGCCGGCGAGAACCTGACGCTGCGCCGCTCCGTGCCTGCGACCCAGCTCGTCGACTACCGGCCGTTCGATCCGTTCCCGGCGGAGACGCACGAGCAGGCGCTGGACAAGTTGACCATGATCGCGCAGGAAGAAGCCGGGTTCATCGCCAACTCCATACGCGCGCCCGTGCTGGAGCCGGTAGGTTCGACCAACCTCGTGCTGCCTTACCCGGCCGCGCGCGCCAACTCTATCCTGGGCTTCGACCTGGCAGGCAATATCCAGCTGCTGCCGCCGCCGACCGGCGTGCCCGGGCCTGGCATCACCGACCACGGCGCGCTGACCGGGCTGGCCGACGACGATCACCCGCAATACCTCAAGACGCTGGATGCCGCCGCCGGCTACCTGCCGCTGACGGGCGGCACGCTGACCGGCGCGCTGCGCCTGCCGTCGGCGTTCCCGACCCTGCCGGTTGAGGCGGCCAACAAAGCCTACGTCGATACGTTCACGGGCAGCGTCATCACCAAGAACATCGTCTCCAATGCCACGGGCGACGCGCAGGGCACGGTGCAAGGCGGCTGGAATGCGCAGGCCAACGCGAGCGCGATCACGCGCGCCTCCAACGAAATCATCTACTACCGCTGGAAGTCGACCGACACCATCGTCTACCGCTACGTGGGCAGCCAGCAGGGGCCGGCCGGCTGGGCGACCATCGCCAGCGACTGGGCCGCGGCGAGCGGCGTCGGCGAAGCGCCTCTGGACGGCAATATCTACGGCCGCATCGGCGCGGCGTGGGCGCAGGTCGTGGCGCGCAGCGGCGGCGGCTACACCGGCAAGGTGCAGGGCTTCGCCGGCGCAGCTGCCGCCGCCGACCTGGCGCGCACCGACGAGGTCATGGTGCTGGACGCCGCGGCGATTGCCGGCCACGTGGCGCTGCTCGACCCGCATAATCAATACCTGCTCAAGGCCGACGTTACGGGCACGATCGTGCAGGACCCGCAGCCGGCCGGCATGAAGCAGGGGCAGCAGTGGTACGAGTCGGATACGGGCATGTTTGCCATGCGCTACGTGAACCCGGACGCGACCGAGACGCTCGTCGCGCTCGCCGCTGCCGGGGGCGACTTCATTCCAATGTCGATGCGCGGCGCGGCGAACGGCGTGGCGTCGCTCGATGCCACGACCAAGGTGCCGCTCGCCCAACTGCCGACGCTGCCGTTCCTCTCCGGTCAGGTGCTGCAAGTGGTGACCGTCACGGATGCAGGCAACTCGCATTCGTCCACGGCGCTCGCGAATTTTAATGGCGTGGCGGTGACCATCGTGCCCAAAAGCGCGAGCAGCAAAATTCTGGTGCAAGTGACTTTTGAGGCGCAGCATATTGGCATAGCGGGAACGCCTACGTTTTCAACTTTCCGCCTGTTCGATTTTACGAGCAGTCTTGACATTGGAGCCGGTGAAATCGTGCAGGCGAATCAACCGACGCCAGTGCCTGCCATTACGAACATCGTGCCCGCTGCGATTGCTGCCGCTGTGAGCAACGCCGTGTTGACGGCGCGGCAGTTTGTCTTGCGCGGGCGCG